CTGGTTCAATGTCTTCAAGAATGTAGGGAAGGTCAATAGAAACCGGAGTTTGCCATTTGTACTCTCCACGAGCATTATCAACATTGATTACATTTTTACCACCAAAACTAGACATTTGGTAAAGTGGCATTTCAACTTTTTGGGCCATTGCCCACAAATCCACAGGACCTAAGTCCATTGGTTCTGCATCTTTCAGCATGTTCACCAAGTGGTAAGAATCCACATGGGAACTTGCATTGTAAGCGGTATCTCTGAGGAATATACCATTGTTCATTACTGGAGTTGCCATTATTTATTTGTTTTTATTTGTTACTAATTAAAATTTTCTAAAAATATTTCCTGTATTTCTAGGTATTGTTCTTTGTGGTTTAGATGTAGGACTTCTTGTTTCTTCTTCATCATGTGAAGTTGTTGTATTCTTGTTAGCTTCTTCTGTTTTTAACATTCTTACTGTTTTTTCAGTAGCTTGTTTACTACCTTGCTCTCTTACTTTTCCTTTATATCCGTCAGGATCTGAAAGTAGCCAAAGAGCTTCAGCAATTAAATCATGTCTAGGTTCTACAAACTGATACTTTTCTAAAAGATGTCCAAGCATGTTTGTAGGTTTACCAGATATAGAAGAATAATTTGGCTGAACTAATCCTGAATACAATTGACTCTGAATCTTTTTATCTAGTTTAATTCCTCCCAACTCTCCTGTTAAAAGTGTATTATATACATTATCTGTATATTTTTGAGCTGCTGCATTTTGCTGTTCTTTCTTATGCTCTTGCTCTGCTAATTGTCTTGCAACAATCTCTTCTTGCATTCTATCTAACTTAGGTTTGAACTGATTTGCTTTTTGTTCTAACTTACCTAAATCATTCCAATCTTGTACTTCAGATTCAATTTCTTCAGGTGATCCGAAGTTTGTAGCATAAAGATACTGTCTTGCAATTTCTGCTTGATCATACTCATTTGAAGGATCTAATTGAATCATTTCTTCTACTTGAGCAAGTGTTCTAAACAATCCTTTTAAATCTTGACCTCCGTCAGCAACATACTTTGCTGCAATCTGAAGTTCTTCAGGAAGAGAATTGAAAAATTCTTTTGGAACTTTTGCTTTGATCTTAGCTTCTCTTTCTTCAAAATTAGCTTCAAACAATTCTCTAAAATCTTTAGTAGTATATTCTTCTAGTGACTTATCATCATCAAAAGCTACTAAAGCTCCGTCTTCAATCATTTTTTGTGCTAACTCATAAAGACCACTTTTATCTACTTTCGGTCTGCCTTTATTTCCAGCATCTTCTTCTTGAGCAATTAAGCCATCAAGTTCAGCAATAGTTTCTTCAACTTCTGCTTTGTTTTCTTTTTCTATTACTTTTTCTTCATTAGTAATAGTGTTGTCAAGGAACGTAGTATCAATATTTTCCTTAGAAAAAACTGAATTTGGTTTACTTGATTTACCATCAGCAGGAAGCATAATACTTTCTGCACCAGGCATACCGAATAGCTCATCAATATTTACATCAATCTGTTCTACCGTTGTAGAATCTTGAACCTCTTTAGTAAGGTCTTGTGTATCTTCATTCATTTTTTGTTGGTTTTTGTTTATACTTCAATATACAAATTAAACTTGGTACATTTAAAACACTTTATTTAATTTTTTGTACTATATAGCTAATTACTTTTTCTTTTTATCATTTGAGGGTTTATCAAATTTATTTTTGTTAACCCTAGCAATTTCAAGTTGTTTATCAGCTATTTCTTTCTGAACTTGTAACTTCTGTTGTTCAAGATTCATTTTTTGAGAACCTCTTAAATTTTCAGAAGACAATTTTTCTCTTTGAAAACTTGTCTGATCTTGATACTGTTGAGTTTGTCTAATATCTTTCAGACTATCTTGATAATCAGACATTTCATTTTCATTAATATCTACAGTAGCTCCAAATCCAGCAGCTCTAATCTCAGCAACAACTACATTATTTTCAAGTTGTTTATCTTGTTTTTCAGCATCTGCTTGAATTTGTAATTGTAATTGTTCTTGTTGAGCAGCCGATTGTTCTTGTTGTAATTGCTGTGCTTGTTGTTGTTGTTGTTGTTGTTCTTGTTGTTGTTTTTGTTCTGATGATTTAAGAACTTTATTAAGTTCAGCAATTGAATCAGATTGTACAATTTTACCAATATCATAAATACTTGCTCCTGTTGTATTATTTTGAATAGCCATTTGTTTAAGCTGTTCTAATATAGCTCTGTGATTAGCAGTAGTTGTACAAAAGATATTTAAGTCTCTCATTAACAAATCAGTACCATTTATTTCAAAATTTACTTTTTCATCGGCCCCTGTAATATATGTAAGTCTTGCTGAAGGTTTTGTAGAATTATAATACTGAGCTAAATCTGTTCTCATCTGATGTACTCTTGGCATTAGGTAATCACAATGCTGTATAAAAAATACTTCTGTTTGTGCATAAGAAGCACTAGCTGCTTGTTCTACACTAGTAGCTGTCATTTGTGATAACTGTTGTCCCATTCTTTGAGGATTAACACCAATTACTTCATAAGCTTGTTGTTTGAAATAATTTGCAATGTTAATTCTAGACATCAGTCTTTCTGTTTGAGAAAGATCTAATTTTTGAAAATGGTTAAAGTTTAATGCATTTTCTGTATTAGTTATAGAAGTATCTAAAGGTAACATTTGGAAATCTTTCATTGCCACATATGCTTTAGCTAAATTGCCTTTACCCCAATCTTCACCTAATGAATGTCTTGGTAAAGTATTTTGATCAAGCATGATGATGGTACCTAGTTCATCTACTAGAATATCGGCAATTTGATTATTTACAATATTATAGCCGATTTGAAAAGGTTTCATTAAATCTAATAAAGCAGTAGATTTAGTATTTCTATCTGAGAACACAGCCCCCTCTACAGGAAGTTTACAACCATATAATGTAGAGTCTCCTTTAAATTGAAATCTTAATGATCCCATTTTATTTTTATCTACCCCAATATATAAGGGAGAAAAGCCTCCAGGATTATTCATACCCCAAAAAGATGGAATATTTGGACCGATTTTTACACCACCCCATACTTCATTAATCCATATCCAATCTATATGATCTCCAAAAAGAAGATTATCTTTATTTTTATTTTTAAAAAGTCTATTATCATAAATAGGATTATTTACAATAGTATAAACTTCAGATACAATTTCATTAATTACTTCACCGTTTTCAGTAACGCTGGTTAAATGTCCTATTTTTCTTTGAGATTTCCAATACACTGTAGATACTCTTAATAAGAAAGCTGTACCTTGATCTTGGTAATCTTCACTTTCCATTAGTATATCACTTATAATGTCTCCGTTATCTATTACACTTCCTCCCATAGCTGAAGTATACTGACGATATGCTAGTGAAGGCATATTAGTATTCCACTCATGTGATTTTGTACCGTCATAGAATGAACCATCATTCTGAAGACCTCCAATATTATAACCAGCAGATTTAACAGGATAGATTGCTTCTAATGAAGCCAACTGCTCTTCTGTCATAATATATCCATATCTGTCAATAACATCAGCAGCGGTCATCATATCAGTCTTGCCTACCCAATTAGATTGAGATATGTATCTTGAGTCAGGTGATTTATGATAAAATGTAATTGCTGGATTCCACAATTCAACTTCATAATCATCCTCCATCATCCGAAAATGCCAAAACTCTCTATCGGTAATAAGCATATCTCTAAAACCTCTTTCTTCTAACTCATCCATTTTGAATCTTTCAACATCAACTTTGTGTTGGTGAGAAGCCCATTCTTCTATCATTGATCTATAGTCTTTTTTAAAAAACTGTTCAATTTCGGGCAATGATTTAAGATTATCAGGAGACAATGCTTGTTGTCCTTCTTCTGACTCAGGATCTAAACCTTGTTCTAATAAAGCTGCTGTAAGTTTTACTTGAGCATCTGACAGTAAAGTTTCTTCCACCATACTTCTTTTTTGCTCCATCATTTCATTATATGAATATTCATCCACAGCATGATATGTAAGCTTAGTTGATCTTTTAGCAAATTCAGCTACTAAAACATTAATAACATTTGGGATAATTGGATAAAACTTTAACTCTAAAGCTGATTGATCTTCTTTAGTAAGTATTTCTACAATATCTCTATAATCATTATCCGTTTCTACTATATAATCAGATTTGTCAATTATACCTTTTGCAAGCTTATAATTTTTCATTAATCTACGAGAATTTCTACCAAGCTGTTTTAGTCCTTGCCACTCAATCCAATCTAAATTCCAAGCGGCCCACTCTTCATTCTTTTCTTTTTTAGAAAGAAACTGTAAAGGCTGTGTAATAGAACTCATTCTGTTTTGATCAGTTTTGGCTCCAGCCTTAGCTTGCATTGCATTTATGATTTGCATATTTTTTTTATTTTAAATTTTTAAAAGGAGATCCTTTAAATTTTTGATTTTTTGATGATTGACCTCTTCCCATATGTCTAAAAGGACTCTTATTTAAAGTAAACAAATTTGAGGACTTTTGCAAGTTTTTAGCTGAATCATCCATAATAACTCTTTTAGCATAACCTCTATTAGCTTGTTGAATTCTCATAAAAGCTACTAATGCACAAAAAGCTACGAGTCTGTCTACATTGACTCCTGCTGCATATTCCTGCATTTCTACAAGAAGCATAGGGTCAGGGATTCTTTCAATACCATATGTAGTTCTTACAATAGTACCGACTGTTTTTGTTTCTACGTCCAATTCTTCTTTAGTATATTCTATAGCATAATTAAGAAGATGTTGTTTAAACAATGTTCCTGTGTTTTTCCAACCATACTCTTGAAATACTTTAGCATTAGCACCTAAATCCTTAAGAAATAATATTTGATTTTTAGGAACTAGATATTTTTGTTTTTTTCTTGCTATCATATGTTGTATAAATAATGAAATATTATTTTCAATAACAGTCCACGCATTGTACCATTCTATAATTAATTCTAGTCTTTGGTGTGTTTTATTTAAATCATCAAATCTACCGCACCAAGCTGCTACTATTTTATCAGGCTCTATGTAAGTTTCTGTTTCTATACCTGTAACACGAGTTACCTCTACAGGAGCTTTCATTACATATATGGAACATAGTGATTCTGAGGTTGTTGTGTTATGCGTAACAATAGCATGTTCAGTAACATAAAGATTATCAGGTGCATCAACAGAAATACACACTGCTTCACCATCGTCAACATATTCTATATTTGTAATATATTTACTAAACACTTTTGATAATTTATATTTTTCTTTTTTACGAGATAACATAAAAGGGCTAATCCCTCTTGGTAAATTAACTCTTACAATATAAGCATCTAAATGAGTAGTTTTTTTTATTCTAATTTTAGCTATTCCACCAAGAGATTGTACTAATTCTACTACATCATAAGCAAGTTGTTTAGAAGATGAATAAAATTCTACACCATGATTTGTACAAGAACCATCTGTATCTAGTAATCCTTGTAATAATATTATTCTTTGTGCACAAAGAGCATACTTATAAACATCAGGTATAAATTTATGACTTGACTTTAAACCCATTAACCCTAAGTCTTTTAATTTTTGAGTTAATGAATTTCTATTACCTGTTTTTTTAACTATTATATAATCACAATTATCACCTTTTACTTTTTTTAATTCTAAATCTTCTGTAATTGTATTTTTAACTTTTTCAATAATTTCATTATCAACTGAACTAAATCTTATTGATTTTTGTGATAATCCACCATCTCCAATTAAAGCTCCTAATAAATAAGGGTGAATTGATTGTCTATTTACTGAAAAATTGTCATTAACTTTTTCTAATGTTTTAGGTTGAAAAGTAATAGGTTCAACAATGGGTATAGACCAAGCACTTCTATTTTGTTTATTTTTATAATAAGTATGAATGCTGTATTCTTTTTTTATATTTCTTCCCGTACCATTATAAGTAATTTTTTTTGTAGTATCTAATAAGTCTTTTACAGATAATGTAATAAATCCTTTTGTACCACCATATAATTTTACACTCCATAAATGATCTTCACATACTTTTATACTATGACCATCACTAAATGTTATTTTACATAATTTTTTTATTCCTTGTGGATATACACCAATAACGTTAATAGATTGTCCATTAGAACCAATTACTTTATCACCTATTTTAATATCACCTATTCTTTTTCTACCTATTGGTGTGTATAACATGTTTTCTATATACTCCGCTTTGCCCTCGGAAACTGGATCTATAGAAGCATAATACTGTCCAAAAGTAGGATCTGCAATAGGCCTTTCCCATACAACTAAACAACCTGTTTTATCTTCAGTCTTTTTAGTCATTGGGAATTCTTTAATAGGTTGTTTATTAGATGCTTTAACAATGACTTTACCATTCTCATCTGTCATAATATCTAAAAACTCATAAGAATATTCTTTTTCTTCTATTCTTTTTTGTTGTGCTGCAACAAGATGTGGAGGAAATACAGAAACACTTCTATGAGCAAAGGCTTCTTCTATATCTCTAGGATGCTGAGATATTCTTAATTGATAATCTTCTTGAGATAAATCAATTTTCCATTTAGTAAATTGAGTATCCAAAGCTTTTAAAGCTTCTTTTACTAGCGAGTTACCATAATCATCAATAAAAGGAGGCATAGACCATTGTTCTGGAATAAATAAACCAGATGGTTTTATAGTACCTTTTTTATCTATAAGATTTGTTTCAACAGCATATATATCTTTTGATTCAGGATTGAGAATCATTTCTCTTAATGGATTGCATTGAGACAAATCCCCAACGGAGCCTGCAGCAATAAACATACCTGTAGTAATTAAACCAGATTTCATAGCAGGACGCATGTACTCATAAGTCTGATCCATTTTAGGAGCAATACCCGCTTCTTCATGAAAAAAGTATTTAACAGGTCCCCCAACACCATTGGTAGGATCTTTTTCAAAAGACATTCCTTGCATAGTACCTTTAAGGCCTACTTCAGTTTTTCTATCACCTTTTCTTACTTCAATTTTTTGTTTCCACATTAAAACTTTATCAGGAGACATTGGTCTATACCATGCTGTGTGCTCATTTAAAAATGAGGCATACTCTGACATAAATTTCCAAGATCCTTTTTCATTTATATAATCTTTTAAGCTAGCTCCCATTTTAAGAGTAACACCTGATTCAAACCATAATTGATTAAGTAGTTTAGATATGTGAAAGTATGAGCTGGCTATCTGCCTCTTTTTTAAAATAGCTACATGTTGATAATTAAGTTCTGCAAGAAGCTCATATAGAGCCATATGATACTGAGCATCTCTAATTTTAGCAAAATCAAATAATTGTTGTTCTTTATCAAATATTGGTAAAAAGTTTAACCACATGTAATAATCACGAGTGATAAACCATTTTTTAGAATCTTTCATGTAAAAAACTCCTTTTCTACACTTATTTTTTTGATCATCCCAGTATGTTACAAAGTCTCTTGATTTAAAAGGAGCTGTACAATACACATTTTGCTTTCTAAAAATTTGGGCCTGCTCATTAAATAATAAACTGACTTCATCAAAGTGATATTCACCCGGTTCAGAAAAAATATCTTTTATAGCATTAGCAAATATTTCTCTAGAATCAAAACTAATTGTAGTCCATTCACCATTATCCCAACAAGGTATGTCTTGGTATATCTCACTCATATATAATTATTTTTGTGACAGTTATTGATCATACGCCATACCAATCCCTCCACGTACTTTACTAGATTGCTCTTCTAAAAGATCTTTAAAAGCTCCTTTAAAAGATTGTCTAATTGAATCAAAATCTTTAGCAATAGCTCTGATCTGATTTATATTACCATCTCTACCATCAGTAATAGCAGTATTACCCATATATCTTGCTATATTATCCAATGCTTTGGCTATTCCATGATAAGCTCTTGAAGTAGGTGTTTCATATAGTCTTTGACAAAATTGTAATGCCATGAATATGTCTTCATCTTCAGTAGAAAAAAAACCTTCAATTTGATTTATGATTAAAGATTCTTTATCAACTTCTGGAGTATGAAAGAAAGGGTTCATGTCAGGGTTTGGACACGTCATATAGAACAAATATTGGTATATTTTTAAATGTTCTTCTGGATAATTATCCATTATATCTTTTAATGCCTTTAAAGTATAGCAATGTTCTGTTGGAATAACAGCTCCATTTTGCACATCAAACAGTCTTATTATCATTTCTTTTTTATATTAGCTTTATTACTTCTCATGTAATGTATAATACTGAGTACTTCATCAATCAAATAAGGCATTGCTAAAG